GTGTATAACTTCTGTGTAGGTATGGAACAGGATCGATAAGACAAGGCTCTTATCACCCTTGGAGTAACTATTGTTCAGCACGATAACCACATCAATGTTATTAACATAGGGTAAACACCTAGTGATAAATAACTTGACAAGATGTGTTAAGCTAACTGAACATATAGGCAAAAGGAGGCCCTATGGAAATTGTCGCAGGTTTTGCCATTGCCGTGTTGGGTTTTGCATTGCTTATCTCGGTTGTGTTTTTGATTGTCTATGTATCAGTAAGGTGGCTGAATTGAGAAAAAAAGTTCCGGTGTTTTTACGGCAAACAAATTACAAAGGTTTTACTTTGGAGGACGCAGCACATAGGCCAAACAGCTTAAACGTTTTACGATTTCCAAGCCGTATTGCTCAAACGCTTTTTTATCCCGATGGGAGGATTGAACGTGTCAAAAAATCAGAAACGGTTGTTACAAATACTTAAAGAGAACAACAGATGGTTCACGGCGTTTGAACTAGCTGATCTGTTGAATATGTCCCCACGGCGGGTCTATGTGTGGATGCAATCCAAAACTTTTTCGATGATGGAATGTGATTTAATACCGCACGATGATCCGGTGCATAAAGAGATCAAAGCCTGGCGATTTCCGAACTTTACTGGAGACAACGCAAAGGTGGCATTAAAACTTTCAAAAATGTTTAGCGGATGGTATGGACAACTCTATTGGGCAACCGACAAGGAAATTTTGCACAGCTTGTCAAAAAATTAGGATTATGGATGGGGGCGTTATGCAACGGGGCAAAATCAACAGATGGAAATGTTGGGAATGTGTAGCTAAAACGCAGGGTTCTATTTACTCAGCTAGGGGGAAGAAATGAACGTGTTTAGATGGTTCTATCGGTTTGGCAAAAAAACGCCTCAAAAGCCCAAAGAATTGATTTGCGAGGGATGTGGACAAGTATGGTCTACCCTTGATGATGGCTTTTGTGCTTGGTGTAGCAGATACTTTAAGGCGCACAAATGAACGAAAAAATTAAAAGCCTTGCTGAACAAGCGGGAATAAAAATCAATGAAGGGCAAGAAACACATTTATGGTGGCTTGAACGTTTTGCCGAATTAGTGCGTCAAGATGAGCGTGAGGCGTGTGCGAAGTTGTGTGAGGAATATTTCACGCCGAACCTTGGTAAAGAAATAGCCGCAGCAATCAGAGCAAGGGAAAACACATGAGTATCACAGTTATGAAGCAAGCGTTGGAGGCGCTTAAAGGAAACTGCACAAACCCAGTTGCAGACCCAGAACAAGCTGCCGCAGAAGACAAAGCCATCACCGCCCTACGCCAAGCCATTGAGGAGGCAGAGAATCAAGAGCCTGATTTGCCGCCAGTAGAAATTGGGGTTGATGTAACGGAGCATGGGACAACGGTAGTGGCTTTTTACCGCAGACCAAACGCTGTGATGGAGATGTTTTATTCACAGTTTCACCCACAGCCAAAACAACCAAAGAACCCATCAATACGCATACAAAACCATTCCCACACAGACCACCCTATGCAGCACTGGGATAGGACTTGTCCCGCTTGTGTCGCTGATAGCGAACCATTAGCGAACCCAATAGCGAACCAACCCGAAACTTCTGGTTCGCCAATGCCTGTGGCGTGCAAACACAAAAGATATTCCAACGATGTAACCGAAGATATAGCAACTTGCTATGACTGCGGGGCAGAAGGTCGTATGCGTTTTGTTGCTAATGACACCGCACCACCACGCAAAAAATGGGTTGGCTTGGATGATGAGGATTGGATGAATGTTCCAGATTTTCAAAAAGAAGGATGTGAGCTTGATGCCGCAATATATGACTGGATTGAAGCAAGGCTAAAGGAGAAAAACACATGATTGACGAAAAAGAAAAAACATTACGTGATTTTGTCCATGAAGCAATTGTTCCATTGATTGAGGATGTGATTGTCAAAAAACTTTATCAAGCCTTGGAAGTTGTGGCTTCGGAGATTAAATCACCACGCAAAGAATGGGTCGGGCTGACTGTTGAAGAAGTAAATGAAATCAGAAAAGATATATTTCAAAAATACCAAAAAGCACTTTTGGTAACGAGAGATGTAACAAGCGAAAATGATTATTCAGCTTTTAATTTTTATCGGGCTATTGAAGATAAATTAAGGAGCAAAAATGACTAGGCCACAGAATTGCGGATCGGGGTTTTGTAGTTGCATTGAATGTCCATACGATCCGAAAACTATGTTTTTTAATTTTTGGCGCAAATACCCTCGCAAGGTAGCAAAAAAAGAAGCGTTAAAAGCATTTAATAAGTTATCCGGTTTAGAACAGGAATTGGCGTTAGATGCTATTGATAACCACATTGAATATTGGAAACTAAAAGAAACGGGCACAGAGTATATTCCGCATCCGTCTACATGGCTCAATCAGGGTCGCTATGAGGATGAATTGGATATGCAGCCCAAGGTTAACAAAAAGCCGCCTTTGCCTTGGTACAGCACCGAACAGTTAACAATGGATAAGGCCCGTGAATTGGCTATGAACCCACGCCCAGGCGAGGACATGGCGCAATTTAGAACTAGGATCGCACAACGCATTGCGGAGGCAGCGTGAATGAGTTGGCTCTTTTCGCAGGTGCTGGTGGAGGAATACTTGGGGGACATTTGCTTGGATGGCGAACTGTCTGCGCCGTTGAGTGGGAACAATACCCAGCAAGCGTATTGTGCGCCCGACAAAATGACAAAATTCTCCCGCCTTTCCCGATTTGGGATGACGTACAAACCTTTGACGGAAGACCGTGGCGAGGAATTGTTGACGTTGTATCTGGAGGATTTCCGTGCCAAGACATTAGCGCAGCCGGACGAGGCGCAGGAATTGACGGAGAGCGATCAGGAATGTGGAAACACATGGCAAGGATCATTGGCGAGGTTAGACCCAAACACGTCTTTGTGGAGAACAGCCCAATGCTCACTACTAGAGGACTTGGAGTTGTCCTTGCAGACCTTTCCACGTTGGGGTTTGATGCAAAATGGGGCGTTGTATCCGCTTCAGATGTTGGTGCAAACCATCAACGTGAAAGAATTTGGATTAGAGCCAAACAACGAAACTTTTTTTCACACACCAAACACAACGGGGATGGACGGCGGCAGCAACAGTCGGAAAGCGTTGAAAAAACGAAAGCAAATGTTGCCAACGCCGGATGCGAGTTTACGAGGCCCAACAAAAGATTACGATCCAAAAGCAAAATCTCAATCGGGCAGGACATTACAAAGTTTTGCGGCAAGATGGCCAACACCACAAGCATCGGACAATCGGGATCGTGGGAATTTATCGAGCAATTGCGTACAGCGCAGAATAGAAATAGGAAAGCAGGTCAGCTTATCGCAATCTGTGAGCAATACGAGTGGCCAGTTGAACCCGACGTGGGTAGAGTGGCTAATGGGGTGGCCGCTAGGGTGGACAGACTTAAAGCCATTGGAAATGGACAAGTCCCTTTATGTGCAGCAACAGCTTGGGAACTCTTAAAATGACAGATTACAGCCCGCACCCAGCGATTGAATACATTTGGGAAAACGCTCCCGCATATGCTAAAGCAAAAGGCGATTTGGCTAGTTTGGAAGTATACAAATCAAGCCTCAAAGCCATTGAAATGAAAAAATCTAACGAAACAAGCATAGGCGCACAAGAGCGTGAGGCATACGCTAGTGAGAATTATGTGCAATTGTGCACCGCAATAGGAGAGGCCACAGAAAAAGCAGAATTGTTAAAGTGGCGGCTAGAGGCGGCAAGGATGCGTTTTGATGCCTGGCGCACGGAACAGGCAAGTAATCGACAAATGGACAAAATGACAAAATGAGCGCAAATGAAAGGCAAATAGGCGGATCGCACTATAGCAAAAATGCTATACAAGTTTGGGATTTTATTATTTCAAACAATCTTGGTTATTTAGAAGGCAACATCATCAAGTATATATGCCGATACCAAGCAAAAAATGGGATACAAGATTTACAAAAAGCACGGCATTACATAGACAAACTTATTGAAATTAAGGGGGAACAATGAGCGCATGGTTAATCATCGTAACAGGGCTTATCTACGCATATATCGCCGTAGAACAAGGCTTAAAAGGCAACATGGCAATGTTGATTATTTATGGTGGATACGCTGCAAGCAACATCGGCCTTTATATGATGGCATCAAAATAATTCTGATTTTTATAATTTTATGGGGTGTACTATGATGGACTATTCGGGTTGTTTGATTAAGCTAACGGCTGAGATTAAAGATTTTCGCAAATGTATGTTGAAAGATGAATTTCGTGAGGCGTTGCAAACCGCTGAGGAAATTAGCTATTTGGCCCGTTGGCTAGAAAATTGGACATACGAGCAAATCAAAAGTGGCAAGTAAAGAGCAGCGCAAGCATTACGATAAGTTGGCTCAATTGGGCTGTAGTTTGTGTCGGCATTTAGGGTATGGTGAAACACCTTGCGAGATTCACCATATCCGACACGCAGGGCGGCGTGATCTTGCGCCTGTGATTGGGCTATGTCCTGAGCACCACAGAGGTAACACGGGCGTGCATGGCATGGGCCGCAAAGCCTTTGCAAAACATTATGGTGTGACTGAGGAAGATTTGTTAGAACAAACTAAAGTTCTAATGGATCAAAACCAAGTTCTATAGCGATCCGGTGGGCATGGTTTCTAAACACTTGATCGTGCTTATCCCAATACTTGGTTTTGCCTCTTTTCATGTGGATCATTTCGTGCGCCATTGTTTTTAACACGGTTTCCAAATGAGCGTTTTTAGCTTTAGATATGGTTAAAACGTGCTTTTCTTGCAAATCATCATAAACATAAGTGCCCATTGCATCGGTTTCGTTGGTCACTTGAAAGATAATTTCATCGGTGGGCGGCATCTTCCAGGCATCAAAGGGTTTGAGTTTGAGCAGCATTAAATAAATTGCCTCTAACTTGCCGGAAGTAAGTTTCATGCTTAAACCTTAATAATTTTGCCCCGAAATACAACTTCATCTTCGCCAAGAACTTGTACAAGTTCCGGCATCAACAACATTCCTCGATCAAAAGTTAACACGGCAAAGCCTGAACGCCAATCTTTAGGATTGTCCTCCGTGTAATCAGCAAACTGCATATTGTTAGGTTCAGCCAAAGTGCCTGTTTGAACGCCCCAAAGTGTGCCTGTATAGTTTGTTATGGGTTGCACGGCTAAAACGTGCGTATGGCCCGTTATGATGTTTACACCGCTATTTAAGACGTTGGCATACCCTGCATTACGCCCGCCCTTAAATCTATGCTTAATAACGGTATCTTCATTGACCCAATAAGACCAACAAGGTTGCCATCGTGGAAAGTGATCTTTAAGCGTAAACCCTTTTACGCCCTCAAACTGCGAGGAATTGTTTGCCAATACGGTTTCAAAGCGGGCATCGTGATTGCCCATTGTCCAAATTAGTTCACAGGACTTAACCAAGTTTTCGATTTCACCTAAGTAAAACTGACAAGCCTCTAATTCTTGCTTAACGGTTGGTTTGGCATCCCATCCAATACGGGGAAACCGACTGATCGCACCGCCATCAAATGCATCACCATTACAAACAATGGCAGCGGGTTTTAATTCTTTAATTAGTTTGAGTAAGGCTCTAAACGCTGTAGTGGTATCGTCAGGCCAAAAGTGTGCATCGGAAAATACAATCACCACGCCCTTTTCTAGTTCTATGCCCCGCCTCACTTGCCCTGGCGTTTGATGTATCTTTTTAGGCTGAGAATGTATAGGTTGTTGCGGGTTGGTGGTTTCTAAATTTATTTTGTGCTTTACTTCGATACCTCTACGTCTAGAATAAACAGCCCGCACCGTCATACCTAGATGTTTAGAAACTAGCGCAGGTGAGCCAAGTTCGTTCCATACTTTGACGAATTCATCATCTGAGACATATAACGTCATATCAAGCCTTAACTTGTTAAGCTAGTTGAAGTATACTAGATAAGTATTACAAAACAAACAATTTTATATGCAAACATTCAAATTACCGTGGCCTCCGAAAGAATTAAACCCAAACAAAAAGTTGCATTGGGCTGTTAAGAGCAAGTTTGCCAAAGCGTATCGTGAGCAATGTAAGTTGTTGACGCTAGCCGCAGGGCTGACTGTTCCGCCGGACGGAAACATTAACCTGTGGATAACTTTTTATCCGCCTGATCGCCGCCATCGTGATGACGATAATATGATCTCAGCGTTTAAAGCGGGTCGTGATGGAATTGCAGATGCCTTACAAGTTAACGACAAAAGGTTTAGAATACATCCACACCTAGAAGATAATATTGGTGGCTATGTAGAGGTAGGCATTACTTGACTATCCTATGAAATAAGGCACAATTACATAATGGAAAAAGAATCCGCCGCATTTATAGCTGTGATGTTGCATAGTGCAACGATTGCCCATTTTCAGCATTTGGCAACGGATTCCTATGCAAAACATAAAGCGTTGCAAAAATACTATGAAAGCATTGTGGATTTGGTGGATACATTTGCTGAGAGTTATCAGGGCAAATATGAGCAGATCAAAAAATATCCCAATGACTTCCACGGCGAAAAAGAGCCAATAAAGTATTTTGAGGGGCTAAAGGATTTTGTAGAGGATAGTCGGGAACACTTGCCAAAGGATACCGAACTGCAAAATATCGTAGATGAAATTGCAGATTTGATTAACAGCACGTTGTACAAACTAAGATTCTTGAAATAAGGAAATACTATGAAATACGGTAACAGCTTTAAGCGTCCCGCAGGTGTTGCAGCATCGGACAAGACAGGCGAGCGCAAAGAAATGAAGAAAGACGGCGTAGGCATGGGCAAGATGGATGCCGCAGGTGCAGATAAGAAGTTTGACACAGGCCGCACAGCAGGGATTTGCTACGAACACAAGCGTGGCGATTGTAAGTAAAGCGAAAACCCGATAATTACGAGTTATCGGGCTTTCTAACCAAACATAAAAGGAGTTATGAATGGCTGCAATCAATTCTAGTGCCTCATGCTACGACTGTCTATTTTGGCTGCGTGGCGATATGATGGGGCAATGTCGGCGTTTTCCTGAGCACTTAAACAAGCATCAAAACGATTGGTGCGGGGAATACAGCAAGATACCAAGCCCAAAATATGAACCCGTGGTTGCCAAGCGTGGCAGACCTGCTAAGGGAGAATCAAATGAGGCTTAAACCTTTACGGGATCGTATTGTTGTCAAACCTGTAGAACGGGTTAAGAGTTCGATCTTGCAGGTTGTAATGTCAGAAAAAGACAACATGGGCACAGTAGTAGCTGTTGGCCCGCAAGCTGAGAACAAAATACAGCCAGGCAGCTTTATCCGGTTTGGAACAATGGGTGATAACGAGTATCTAAGCTATCAAGAATACTTTGAAGGCGATGATCGTTATCTGATTATGTCTTGGAAAGACGTATGCTTTATAGAGGAAAATCATGCCGCTTAAGAAATCTACTAGTGAAAAAGCCTTTAAGCAGAACATTAAGGCTGAAGTTAAAGCAGGTAAGCCTGTCAAGCAAGCCCTTGCCATTGCGTATTCGGTTAAGCGTGAGGCTAAGAAAAAATGAACATTGAGTTAAGCCCACAAGAATTGAACTTTATTATTGCTGCATTGCGGGAATTTCCTGTTGTGGTGGCTAAAAGTTCTGAAGATATAATTAGAAACATAGCAAAACAGGTTGAACCTGTGGATAACTCTGTGGATAACTCAGATAAGCCTGTGGATAACTCTTAATTATGTCAAGTATTTAGGGATTAAATCAATGTCTCAGGTAGGCGCACCTAAAGGCAATCAGAACGCAGCTAAAAGTAGGCTGTTCTACGATGCTATGCGTAAGAAACTTGTGCAAGAGCCGCATCGGTTAAACAGCGTGGTTGAGGTGCTGATCACGGCGGCGGAGGAAGGCGAGCAATGGGCTGTCAAGGAATTGATAGATCGCATTGATGGCAAGGCTATCCAAGCCAATACGCTAGAGAATGCAGATGGCTCACCATTGCTTGCGGGCATCCAGGTCACATTTGTAAAACCGAATGAGTGATATTGTAGAAAATGCGATAGCTAAGGCCGAGTTTCCGGTCAAGCTATCTTGCCTGTTTGAGAAATCACGTTATAAGGTTTTATACGGTGGGCGAGGCGGGGCTAAAAGTTGGGGTGTGGCCCGTGCTTTGTTGATCTTGGGGGCTAAACGTCCATTACGCATTTTGTGCGCCCGTGAATTCCAAACTTCAATTAAAGACTCTGTGCACAAGCTGCTATCAGATCAGATTGATGCTTTGGGGATGCATGGGTTCTATGAGATCACGCAATCATCGATTCGGGCCATCAATGGTACTGAGATAGCGTTTGTTGGCTTGAAAAACAACGTAACCAACATCAAATCGTTTGAAGGTGTGGATATTTGTTGGGTTGAGGAAGCCCAAAGTGTGTCAAAACTTAGTTGGAACGTGCTAATCCCAACTATCCGTAAGCAAGATTCCGAGATATGGGTAACGTTTAACCCTGAATTGGAATCGGATGAAACATATCAGCGGTTTGTATTGAACCCGCCCGCTGATTGCATAGTGCAAAAGATTAATTGGTCGGACAACCCTTGGTTTCCTGAAACCCTGCGCTTGGAGAAAGATGCGCTAAGGGATCGTGATGTAGAGGCATACAACACGGTGTGGGAAGGGATTTGCCGACAGACGGTGGACGGGGCTGTGTTTGCCCGTGAAATGCAGATGGCAGAGTTAGACGGACGGATTACCCGTGTTCCGTACGATGCCTCAAAGCCTGTCCACGCCATATTTGATTTGGGTTGGTCGGATGCCACGGCTATTTGGTTTTTACAGTTTGTAGGGATGGAAACCAGGCTAATTAGGTATGTGGAAGATAACCAACGCACAATTCAGCACTATTTGGCCTTAATGCAAACTTACGGGTATGTATATGACACGCTGTGGTTGCCTCATGACGCAGAAAACAAGACACTTGCCGGAAATGGGCGAAGTATTGAGGAAATCGTCCGAAATGCAGGATTCAAAACCCGCATCATTGGCAAAACCCCGATTACCGATTCTATTAACGCTGCAAGGACGATCTTTTCAAACTGTTGGTTTGATAGAGAAAATTGCCACGAAGGATTACAATGTTTAAGACATTATCGGTATGAGGTCGATCCTGATACGAAAATGTTTAGTAAAACGCCTGTGCATGATAACTTTTCGCACGGCGCAGATGCGTTTAGATATATCGGATTGATGGTAAATGAACCTAAGAAACCGAGGCCAAATAAGCCCGTTTTCGTACAAAATGCTAGTTGGATGGGCTAAACATGGCTGAAAAAACAATGGATTTCGATAAGCGGATTGATGAGGCCAAGCAGTTTTTACGCCTAACGTCCGACTCTGACACACAAAACCGATCAGAGGCGTTAGAGGATTTACGCTTTGCCGCAGGTGATCAATGGCCCGTAGAGATTCAGAACAGCCGACAGCTTGAGGCTCGCCCATGCCTGACAATCAATAAGATTGATGCGTATGTGCGACAGATTACAAACCAACAGCGACAGCAACGCCCACGGATTAAGGTGCACGGTGTAAGCAGCGAAACCGATGCAAAAATGGCAGAAATCATTACAGGAATATGCCGCCATGTTGAGGTTAATAGCGATGCTGATAATGCTTACGATCACGCTTTTGATTACGCTGTGCGTATGGGTTGGGGCTATTGGCGTGTGGTTACTGATTATGTAAGCGAAGATAGCTTTGATCAGGAAATCTACATTCGCCCGATTGAGAACCCATTTACCGTTTACTTTGATCCAAACTCAACAGCACCCGATGGTTCAGATGCAGAGCGATGCCTGATCACAACGGTGATGGATAAAAAGCTATTCAAAAAGCTATATCCAAACGCAGATGATGGCTCAGGCTTTACGATGCGTGGCACAGGCGATAGTGATGCCGAATGGGTGATGAAAGAGGATATTCGCATTGCCGAATTCTTTTACACAGAGCGCAAACGTGCCCGCTTAGCATTGTTGTCCGATGGCACATCTGCATTTGAAGATGAATTGCCTGATCCCGTAGCATTGGCATCCGCAGGGATTGAAGTGCTTGATTACCGTGAATCGTTCAAAAAGGTAATCAAGTGGTGCAAGCTAACCGCTATGGAAATCCTAGAGGAAGGCGAATGGGCAGGTAAATTTATTCCTGTTGTGCCCGTCTACGGTCAACAGCTTATTGTTGAGAACAAGCGCAAAAAGTTTGGCTTGGTACGCATGGCGAAAGACCCGCAGCGTATGTACAATTTTTGGCAAACGGCGGCAACGGAATCGGTTGCACTAGCACCTAAAGCTAAGTGGTTGATTGCCGAAGGTCAGGACGAAGGCCACGAAAATGAGTGGGCAGCGGCTAACATTAAATCTAGTCCTGTCCTACGGTATAAGCAAAAAGATATTGAGGGCACACCTGCGCCTCCACCACAACGTTTGCAGCCTGAGCCTCCACCTGCGGGCATTTTGGCACAATCAGCCTCAATCAATGGCGATTTGCAGTCAGTATTGGGCATCTTTGACCCAAGCCAAATGCCAACGGGCAATGTGTCGGGCAAAGCGTTGCAAGGTCAGCAACAACAAGTGGATATGTCTAATTTCCACTATTTTGATAACCTGACCCGATCAATCCGTCACACAGGCAAGATCATCCTAGATTTGATCCCCAAGATATACGACTCCGAGCGTGTGATGCGTATCATTGGTGATGATGGCAAACCTGATTTGATTACTATTAACCAACGGGCCGCAGATGAATACGGCGTTGAGCGTGTGCTTAACGATGTGACGATTGGGCAATATGATGTTGTGATGGATACGGGCCCAGGCTATAACTCCAAGCGTCAAGAGGCTGTAGATTCGATGATGAGTTTGCTCACGGCTGATCCAGGCTTAATGCAGCAAGCGGGCGATCTGATTTTTAGAAACATGGATTTCCCTGGCGCAGACATTATTGCGGATCGTTTGGCAGCGGCTAACCCATTGGCTCAGATTGACGATAAATCAAGTGTGCCGCCACAGGTTCAGATGCAGTTGGCGCAATCCAAGAAAGTCATTGAGGAATTGACGCAACAGATTCAAGAAATGACTATGGATATGAAGTATGGCGCAAGCGTTGCCCAACAGAAAGATGAGGCAGCAACTAAGCGCAAACTTATGGAAGTTACCGCTAAGGCTCATAACACCGAAACAATGGCAGAAGTTAAGGTCAACGATCAAAACACCCGTGCGATCACTAGCCAAAACAAAACAGAGATTGATGCAATTGTTCAGTTGTTGTTGCATCACATGGATACAGGAAGGCTTATGGCTGAAATTGATCGCCGCAATGCCGAACAAGCACAGTATGCAACGATTGCTGCACAAGATATAGATCAAGGACAGAATCCGTTAATGCCTCAATAGGTATTGACTATCTGTTAATATAGTTTAATATATTC